TTATTTTTGATACATTTCCTGATAAATATGTTCCAGTTAAACTAATCTGTACATATCTACTATTAGACATTTTACTGACAACACAACCATTAATAACATATTTATTGTATAGATATGCTATTCCTTGTTGCAATCTTTGTTTCTGCCATTTTTCTAACTCTTTATTTATTCCATTTATCTTTTGAAGTGTTTCAGCAACCATAACACCAACAACATTATCCGCAAGATCAATACCTGATTCCATACGGTTCATATTAGTTGCTGACAATGGTGTTCCTGCTTGAATTACATTTCCATTCTGGTCTGTTACTTGATCATACCATGTAGTTTTTGAATAATCAGCCATTTATTATCCCTCCTGTAATACAATTTCAAAGAGAACTAAAAGTCCTTTTGCACTGGTTTTTGTAACATTTTCACTTCTTTCTAAAAATGTTTTTCCAGCTATAGTTATCAGCCTATAATCTGTTATTTGCCCCACATAAGTTTCATCTAAATATAAATAAACCTTAACTGAATTTGATGTTAATTCAGTTTTTTGAATTGGTACATCTTTAAACTGACCATTAATATAAGCCTGTCCTTTTAAAAGATTTGAAGTTATATTGTTATATATTAAAGTTAATCCATCAGATGATATCACGCATATACACCTCCTCCACAGTAAATATTGCTTGAACATTGTAATATATTTAAAGATAAATACGTCGAGCATTTATCTATTATATATTCTTTTCTATTTAGACCATCAGTACCTATTGCAACTTTAAATGGCTCTGAAAAATATTCTTTATAGCTATCTATAATCTTTTCATTTTCTACTTTTCCATCACTCATATAAGTAAAATTACTAGCTGATGCTTCTTTAAAGGCTACTGAATTATAACTTGAAAGTTTATCTGTTATATATTCCTTTTTCCTCAATCCATCAGTACCTGTAACAATCTGAAATGGTTCTGAAAAATACTTTGAATATTTATCTACTACTTTCTCAGTCTTGCTTAAACCATTAATCATACATATAAAATTATTATCAGAGACTATTTGAAGCTTTGCAGAATTATAACTGCAGAGTTTATCTACAATTATATCCTTTTTGCTAATTCCATCAGTAAAATTCATTACTGTGTTATCTGATGCCAACCTTAGTGTATTTGAAAAATAATACTTTTTAGAATCACTTATCTTTTCATTAAAACTTTTACCCAATGATCCACTTGGATAAACTTTCTGTGATGCCAACAATAAAGTATTTGAATAATATTTTTTTAGGTTATCTATAAATTTTTCATTATATGTTATCCCATTAGTTGCAACAAAAAGATTTCCTGAATCATCTAAGGTTCCACAAAGTGGTATAGTATCACTGAACCACTCTTTAGACGATAAACTAATAATCACATTTGTGACATATTGCATAATGAGATTATACGCTAAATGAGATGGCTTAATTGTTTTTATTACATTATGAACATCAGATAAGATGTCTGAAAACATAGTATAAGTTTTTAAATAAACATCAAAAGTATAAGGAGCTACATTCTCTTCTATTTGTGGCTCTACTCCTGTATAGTTTTTTATTATAAAAGCCATTCTTTCAGGTGTTATTATAAATTTAGTTTGAAATTTAGCAATTATTTTTTTTCTTCTTTTTTCAATACTCTCAGAAATATTTGTTACTAATCCAAGTCTTTGCTCCCAGATACTTAATCCCCAACTATCCGCAGTTTGTGGAAATAGTTGTCGTAAGATTTCATCTCCAAGTTCAACCGATAAATCAGCTTCATTTCCAATTGCATTAAAAATTGATTGCATTAATATTGAATTTTCATATGTTGGAGAAACTGATGAATACATTGCTTGGCCTTTTTTAGAACTTATCATGTAATATTAACCACCTCACCTATTACTGCTACTTGATCTACTAGCTTTATATTAGTAGTACCATCATTAATAGTAAGGTTCTCAAAATCATCTATACCTTTTGCAGACTCAATATAAGCACCTACAATTGAATGAATAACATTATAATTTACTGTTCCACTTATAGTTATTTTAGCCAGATAACTACTTATATCACCTTCCATAGCACTTAAGACTGAATCAGGACTAAATCCACTTGTAAAAGTAAATTTAGCTTTTACATAAATGCCTAATGTAGTTGCTGTATCTATTGTAACTACAGCGCCAACTGGAGCTTTTCCACCTCTGTTTCTCCCAGGAAGTTTATCAGGATAAATATAATCTTTTACAGCTTTAATTAGTTCTGCAGTAGCCGGTTGGCCATTTTTATCTAGTATTAATACTTTTACAGTACCAGGGCCTGCCCATTCTTCTATAACGTAAGCTGAACCTGTTCCATCTACTTCTAAGGCCCAAGTTACATAATCGCTATCAGCACCACTTAAATTCTCTTCTTGTTCTGCTGCTATTACTCTCGCTCTATAATGTTCTTCATCTTCTATATCAGTTCCACCATTAAATTTACTGGTGTTAGTAACAGATTTGATTCCACTAATATTGCCAATTAGTAATGTAATGGTGTTTGCTTCTACATTTCCAACAATTCCAGCAGTTGTGCACTGTACCTCTATTTCTACAGAACCAGTAGAATCTATAGTTACACTATTTAATACTTCAAATTGAATAGAACTTTTTTCACTAGTTGATGGTGTTCCAAATAAAGTACCTGCAACAATTGGCGTTCCTACTGTTCCAGTAACTTGAAGTGGTCCAGTAGATTTAGTAGCAGCAGTCTTGTATACTCCATGCCATTCTCCTATATATTCTAGATATACTCCTGTTGCAGTTTGTGGAAAAGCCATTCTTAAAATATTTTGTAATTGAATTTTTTCAAGCCTTGACTTTTCTTCCGCTGAAGGTCGAGTTGTATCCCAGAAAATATCTCCTTCAATAGTAGTAACATTATCAGGTGCAAATTCTAACATTCTAGCATGGACTGTATCCGCACTTTCATTTAAATAATCAGGTATAGTTATATCTGCCATTAGTTATCACCCCACTTTCTCAGTGCTTGAGAGCGTAGCTGTTTGTCCTTTGGTACTTGTAACTTGATAAGTATAATCAACAGAACTATCATCCCAAGTAAAAGTAAAATTATCTACACTTTTAGTCATAGGGTGAACCATTAATGTTTCTCTCGTTGTTCTTTCTAACTCAAGTTCTATAGCTTTTTGATCCATTGAGGTACCAATAATATCTTTTCCAAATTTACTTGAATAAGCTCTATATTTATACCTGGTAGTAAGCATAGCTTTTTGGCACCATTGAACATAAGCTTCAAATTCAGAAAGTATCTTTATGGATCCATCTGCATTACGAATAAAATCACCTTTTTCAAAATCAAAAGCATAAGTTCCTTTATAATCTACATTTGAACTATCTGTTAATGTAGTTGTTTCTAAACTTCCAGTTGGAAATAAATTAGCCATGCGAAACCCTCCCTATGATTACACATTCTACCCCTATCTCAGCCACTAAAACTCTGTCTCCTGCCTTAATAGTTCTTAATGGACCAGGAATATTAAATTTATGGGTGTGATTATCTGATTCTTCTGTACTATAGCTTTCACCTAAGTTCAATATATCGAGTATTAAGTAATCAGTAATAGGTTTATTAAAATTATCTAAAGTCAAACTATCTCCATTAAATGTTCCAAGGGTAAGACCTACACCAAATAAAGAATTAGCTATAGATTTATGAGTATTTTCATGCATTTTTCTAACTACTTCATTAAATATATTGAATTGATTATTCTCCATAAAATTTATTCTTCACCCCATCCCATGTCATTAATACTAAATCCATACGTCCTTTTCCACCGAATTTATGCGTTATCTCTGTGACATATAAAATAGTTCCATATAAACTCACCTTATGTCCTGCTCTTAATGTATTTATATCCTGAGTACAACTTATAGTTATACTATCTTCTCCTGTTGAAAATAACAAATTTGACTTGCTCTGTGCTTTTGCATAATCATCAACCTTTTCATCTTGTACAATTTTTTGTATAGTTCCATATTTATCCGTATTACTTTTAAATATACCTATAACTGGTGATTTAGTATCATCCTTGTCATTTTTACCTAATACCTTCACCTGCGTAACCATGCCATTTAAACTTTGCTTATCATCTAAATCATCAATAATGGTACTTAATTCATATACGGTTTCGTTTGTTCCAAGTTCAAGAATATCCAGCTTCTCATCCATACGTATTCTATAAAGACTACCGCCTTTTTGAGCTGTTTCCTTTAAATCTTTTTTAATCATGCTATATAATGTCTCTTGACGCCTATCTTTAGATAAGCCGATTGAAGTATTATCAACCCACCCTACTGGTATTCCCCAATCATTTGCAATTATCTGGATTCTATCGCTTGCTGTTTGACCTTCATACCAGATATACTCATCTTCGGATTCTTCCATATAAATAGTTCTCTCTTTTCCAGATAGAGAAACTTTCTTAGATTTCTTAGATTTATCTCTATCCCAAATAACACCATCAAAAACTTTAAAATATGTGCCTGTACCATATGCATAATCATATAACTGAATAGAATCACCTTTTGCTATCCCTAATGCCTCTAATTCATCAGTTAGCGCAAGTTCTATGTTTAATGTATACGCAAGTGAATCAACACTTTCCTTAGTGCTTACCGATTCACTTAAGAGTTCTATTTTATAATTACTTTTAAGATATAACTCCATATATACCTCCTATTTGGTTACATAATCTAAACACACATAACCACCATGATTTCCCCAATAAGTATCAGCCCAATTATCATATTGTCTAAATATTGTTAATTTATCACCATTGTAAACTTGGCCCAAAATATTATAGCTAGTTCCTGGACCATCTCTAACATTTAATGCACTTGCAGTAACAGTAACTACATCACCATCTTGGTATGCACTTGAACTATTGTCAGTTCTATTGTCTTGTAGTTGAGCTGTTGAACTAGCTGAAGTAGCAGTACTTTGATATATTTGAATTTTCGCTTCTCTAAATTTCCTAAAAGAAATATTGATATATTTATCACCAGGTTCTCCTGTTCTTTCTTCCTGAATCAATTTAGAAATAAAGACCAAATCATTAAATTCAAACTGTGTAATTATAAGCCTTACTGGTTGCTCTATATCCTTCCAATATTCAAGTAACTTGATAGTTGCGACTGGTGTCATAATATTTTTATATCTGCAGTAAGATTTATCATATTTTTTAGGAAGTAATGTGTCGAAACTAATTTCAGTAATCTTTTCACCTTTTTCAGGTAAATCAACTTCTCCAAAATCTAAAATATCAACTGTAGTATATTTTTTATCTTTTTGAATAGATAACTTTTCTAATGGATTAACTGGAAAATGAAATGTGTAATTTTTAGATTCATCTATTAAATAAACATCCAAATTAACCACATCCTTTATTTTAAATATAAAAAAATCATATAATCTTATATATAACTTTAACTTGCTATTCGTATCGTATATTTCTCATTTATGAAACTCTTAATTTCTTCATATCCCATACCTACACCTATAAGGCTACTTACTAGCATTTCCATTTGTTCAACTTCTTTTAACTGCTCACTAGTTAAATAATCTCTTAAACTTTCCTTAGGTTTAATTCCATATTCTTGTTGTAAGTCTTTAAATGACTTACCAAATATAGTTTTATAAATTAATTTAGTATAGTTTGGATACACAAACTTTTTACTAGGACTATCTTTAACTTTAGTTTTAATAGTATCTGTAAGTATATGTCTTACAAGTACTCCTTTTTCTCTTTCAATTTCCCATTTTTTACGCTCGTTATATAATCGCTTTAATTCTTTTTCCATTTCATTAAAAGCTTTTATATATTTAAGTTTCCATTCTAAAGCCTTTGCTCCTGTGAATCCCATAACTAATAAACTAAATCCATCTCTAGTTAATAGATATTCTGGATAAATTCTTCCTCTTTCAGTCTTATAAGAGCTTTCAATAAACATATTTTTCACAGCGGAATTTTCCGCCATGAGATTTCTAATGCTTTCTAATACATCTTTGTGTTCTTTACCGAAATCTTCTGCTATATCTCTGCTTCCTACAGTTAAAA